TAAAACGCTAAAAGGGGGCTTAGATGCGGTGTTCTTTATTAACTATGGAATTGAAGATGCTGACATTACTTATGATGGAGTTAATACAGATGTAATTGACGACGTTAACGGAGTTACTAATCTTTACAAGTTTGATTTAAAAGGTACAAATTCATTTGACCAAGTTATTAACTCAAGTAGAGAAAATGGAACTACATTCGTAGAGCAAACTTTAAAATTACAGTTAAAGTCTCGTGAAATTACTACGATGAAGACAGTAAAACTTCTTGCTTACGGTCGACCTCACGTAGTTATTAAAACTAGAAACGGCAAATATTACCTTGCAGGTTTGAAACGCGGTATGGAGTTAACTACAGCTAACATTAATAGCGGTGTTCAAATGGGTGATTTTAATGGATATGACATTACTATGGTAGGTCAAGAGGAGTTAGAAGCTAATTTATTAGACTGTACAACAGATGCTGCTTTAGCAACGTTATTTTCTTCTGCTACTATTGTTACTTCATAGAAAAGTATTATATTTGCATAGACATTTTTTGAATTATAAAACGATTAAGGGGTTGCCAAACGAGGTAGCCCCTTTTTTTATGCAACAAATTAGCCTATTTAGGTTATAATAGTATGGTTATTTTAAAGGATATTAATGCTGCTCAAACGATTCACTTTATTACTAAGTCTGAATATTGGGATTTATTCCTGTTAACTGATGAACAAACAAAAGAGGTGGTTAATATTGAGGGGTTTTCCTATACAATTGGAGATTATACAACAGCATTAACGTATAATTTCTACGGTAAAGTGAAGCAAAATAGAGCCTACACCTTTGAGTTAATTAGTTCAGTTAGCGAAAGAGTAGTTTTTAGAGATAAATTGTTTTGCACGAATCAAATAAACCTTGAGAACTACAAAGTAACCAATGGTATGTTTACCGAAAATACAAGCAATAACGATTTCATTATATATGAGTAATCACATACTACAGTTAGCAGCCTACAAACAGCCCGAAGTTGTTGAATCAAACCAAAAGGAATGGGTCGAATACGGTGCTGATAACAACTATTTTCAGTATTTAATCGACCGTTACAACGCAAGTACAACCAATAGCGCTGTAATTGGTAACATTTGTAAACTTATTTACGGTCGTGGCTTAACAGCGTTAAATGCAAATCAAAAGCCTAATGAATACGCACAAGCACTAGCTTTATTTTCTGCTGAAGATTTAAAGAAAATCATTACCGACCGAAAAATGTTAGGTCAATGTGCGCTTCAATTACACTACGATAAAGGGCATAAAAAAATATTAAAGGCTTATCATATTCCCGTACACTTGTTACGTGCTGAGAAGTGCAATAAAGATGGCGAAATTGAAGCCTATTATTATTCTGATGATTGGACAGACACAAAAAAATATGAGCCTAAACGAATTAGTGCTTTTGGTTTTGGTAGTTCAGAAATAGAGATACTATATTACAAGCCTTATTCGGTTGGGTTAAAGTATTATTCTAATCCCGACTACCTTGCTGGGTTGCCTTATTGCGAACTAGAGGAACGAGTTTCTAAATACTTGAATAACTTAGTATCTACAAGTTTTTCGCCTAAAAGTATAATTAATTTTTGCAATGACATACCATCAGAGGAGAAACAGGATGAGATAAAAAGAAAAATAATTGACCAATTAACAGGAGAAAGTGGAAGTCAACTAATTGTTTCTTTTAATGCTAATACTGAAAGTAAAACAACAGTAGAATCACTTCCTGTAAGCGATGCAGACAAACAATACGCATACGTAGCTGAGGAAGCGTTAAGAAAGATTCTTTTAAGCCACCAAGTAACAAGCCCTTTATTGTTTGGTATAGCTACAACAACAGGATTTAGTGCGAATGCTGATGAGCTTAAAAACTCCGCTATCTTATTTGACAACATGGTAATTAAGCCTTACCAAGACGAGATAATCGAAATGCTTGATATGGTACTTAATTTTAATGGAATTGATTTAATTTTAACATTTAAACCTTTACAGCCATTAGATGCACAAGGTAATTTAACAGATAACAATTCTAAAGCAATAATCGACGGAATTCAGTCTTTATCTCCATTAGTAGCTAATAAGGTAATTGAATCAATGACAGCGAATGAAATTAGGGCTTTAGTTGGATTAGCACCCGAAAGAGGTGGGAGCGATTTAGCACCCGTTGAAATGAGTTCACAAGAGATTGATTTAAGTGGCTACGGTGAAATTTTAGACCCTAAAGAGTGGATGTTAATTGATTCATTCGATGAAGATGGAAGCGAGGAATGGACACCAAAACAAACAGCTTTAGAAAAAGTTGTAAACTTTGTTAAAACAGGTACAGCAAACCCAATGGCAAAAAGTGAGCAAGATGCTATTGTAAAAGATGTTAAGTATATTACACGTTACAGATATACAGGTTTAATTAGACCTAATTCAAGAGCGTTTTGTAAAGCTATGTTACAAGCTGATAAACTTTACAGAAAAGAAGATATTGCACGAATGAGTGAAGACCCAAAAGTTAATCCTAAATGGGGACCAGAGGGAGCAGACACATACGACTTGTTTAAATATAAGGGCGGAGGGGACTGTAGACATATTTGGAGGCGCGAAGTTTATGCAAGTATTGACGGTTTAGGAATAGACCCAACAAATCCAAACGCACGTAAAATTGCAACAAGTACAGCAGAAAAAAGAGGGTATAAAGTGCGCAACCCTTATCAAGTAAGTGTACAGCCTACAAATTTACCTAACAACGGTTTTTTACCAACTAATAAAAGATTCAAATAATGGCTGAAGTACTACTTATAACACAACAAGATATTAAGTCATTAACCTTGACTAATGGAAGTGTAGACCCCGACAAGCTACTTCCGTTTATCAAAATGGCACAAGATATACACCTAACAAGACTACTAGGTACAGCGTTAATAGACAAACTTAAACAAGACATTGAAGATAGCGCCCTAGAGGGCTTTTATGCCACTTTGGTGGTTAACTACTGTAAGCCTGTACTTATACACTATACAATGGTTGAATGGCTTCCATTTATGGCTTATACGGTGGGCAATAAAGGGATATACAAGCACCAAGCCGAAAGCTCAGAAAGTGTAAGTAAGAATGAAGTTGACTATTTATGTGAACGTGAAAGGTCAACAGCGCAACACTATGCACAAAGACTTATAGATTACATTTGCGCGAATAGTGAGCAGTTCCCTGAATACTCGGTTAGTATAGATGGTGGGGTTAATTCGGATTCAAATAACTTTCAAGGAGGATGGGTGCTATAAGACAAAGTAAGCCGAAGCAGGCTAACATCGAAAAATTAGAAATATTTTTAAAACAGAAAGATAATGGCAGACAAAAAAATATCACAACTGACCGCCAAGGGAAGTGCGATAGCAGCAAATGATTTAATCGAAACATCAGTTTACATTTCACCGGGAGTGTATTCGACTAGGTCAGTTAGAGGGGATGAATTAGGCGGAGTTTCAGCTTTTACGGAATTAACAGATGTACCAGCGAGTTACACAGGGCAAACATTAAAGTTTGTTAGAGTAAATGCAGCAGAAACAGCTTTAGAGTTTGCTACAGTTTCTGTAAGTGATACTAATATAGCTAACACTAACTTAACCTTAACAAGCGCAGGAGCAACAAGAAAATTAATATTTGGTGGTGCGAATGCTTCGGATATATTTGCTTTTAGGAATGCAACAGATACAGCAACTTTGTTTGCATTTAATGGTATTGGTATTTTAACACTTGCACAAGATGGCAACACAAATAAAATAGCAATAAACGGAATCGTTAACCACCCTGTTAGTGGTATTGCTATCGGTGGTACAGTAGATGGGGAGAACGGTGTTGCTATTCGAGGCACGGCAGGTTTAAATGGTGTTGCAGTTGGTTTTGGAACGAACGCAGCAATGTCAAGCGTTGCTGTTGGGTATAACGTATCGTTAGCTACAAGTGAAGCAATAGGTTTTGGACGTAATATCTCAAGCCGTGGAATGTCATTCGGTAACACTATCTCTAATAATAATGGAGGTGTTGCAATAGGTTATGGGGTTACAATATCAGGTGACGGAAACCAAGTAAATTTGTCGGGATATAACGTCAGAGATTTAGCTAATTATTTAGAGACAAGAAACAGAAAGACATTTGGGTGGGGGTCTTTTGACACTGTTAGTGAACCTGATTTTACTTATAGGAGTGGTGGATTGAATCATTTATTACTAGGTTACTATTCAACAGATTCAGAATACAGCACAGCAACAGGGACTAACTGGTTTGCGATTAAAAATGGTACAGCTCCAGCAGGGCAGACAGACGCTTTTCAAGTTTACGCAAATGATATTACAGCAGGTAATTCAGCACCGCATTTTAGAACCGAGAATGGAGCAATAGTTAAATTATACCAAGAAACAACGGGTGTAACAGCTGCTACTTTAGTAGGTAACGCAGGAACAAACATAACAGATACGGACACTTTTGATGGCTACACTTTAAAGCAAGTTGTTAAAGTGTTAAGAAATTTAGGAATATTAGCATAATAATTTAAAACAAAAAAAAATGATAAAGACATTAATAAATGTAACTTGTGCAGAACAAGGAAAAGCACTACCTTACACGGGTAAAGTAGTAGGTAAAATTTTAGGTGTAAACAACAACTATACGGGTGCATTAATAGGTGTTAACTACGAATATCAAAAAGAAGACGGTACTTTGTTGCTGAGTGGTGTAAAAGTATTAACCCATGCTGGGTCAGATGCTTTTTATGAGCAAATTAAAGCAGGTTTAACGGCAGACTTGCCTTACTCAGAAGCACAAGATGAAATCTTTTATACAGCTTTTAAAGTAGAAATGGCAGATACTTTTGGTATATTAGAAGCTGAAATTGAAAATATATAAATTATGGAAATAGAATTAAACGAAAAGTTACAAGCGAGGATTAAAAATTTGTTAGCTCAAAAACAACAGATTGAACAACATTTAAACAACGAGATTAACTTAATTTTAGATGTTAAAGAAGTTGATGCGGAGGGAAAAGAGATTCGTTTAAGTGAAGATTTCACAAAACTAATTATCAATGAATAGCAT